GGCCTTGAGCGGCATGGATGTCTCCCTTTGGCTGTTCGGCTGTGGGTGGCTGTTGAGGTGACGCGGGCGACCACAGCCGAAGCCGCCCGCGCCACGACTGAGCTAGGCCCCGCGGGTGTAGGCGAAGGCCGGGGTGGAGGGTCCAACGGCGTTGGTCACGAGGATGTTGCCCACACCAGCGGAACCGGTCGGCATGACCGCGACGATGACCGAGTCCGACACGACAGACCACGAGGTGGCGTTGACCGAGTTGAACTTCACGCCGGACGTGGCAACAGTGCCCGTGAAGCCCGAACCGGTGATGGTCACCAGGCCGGCCGCAGCCACAGACGACGGCAGCGCCGACAGGATGACCGGAACCACAGCAGCGACACCCGGGTTGGTGATGACAGTCAGCGCGCCGTCACCGGTCAGCACGATCGACGCGGAGTCACCGTCGGCGACGCCATCCTTGGATCGCGACCAGGCAGCCACGGCGACACCCTGGCCTGCTTCCGGGCCGCCGTTCTTGTCATACCAGCGGACACCGATCCGGGAACCGTCACCGGTCTGCCCGACACACGCACGGACAAGCTCCTGACCCGGGTCGTACACGCCGGCAGCGGTCCTACGCCAGAAGTCCGCGGTGACGGCCCAGCCGTTGCCGACGACCTCGTTGGAATCCCAGCCGTTCGTGTCGTACGCGGACGTGTCGATCGTCTTGGGGGTGACGTCGGGCTTGAAGGAGAAGATGCCGTTGAGCTGCAGCCAGCCGGCGGCCAGCGTGAGGTCGGAGGTGACGTCGACTCGGAACTTGCGGGCCAAGGCAGTAGACATGGTGAGCCCTTTCTCGGGCATTACGAAAGAGCCCCATGACGGACGTCGTGAGGCTTTGATGCTGGCTGTTTGTTACCAGGGACGACCGGACGTGATGGGCACGTCCGTGTCGAGATCGTAGGAATCGCTGCGCATGGAGCGTTTGTTGGCGTCAACGCCCCCTGAGGCGCTGATGACACGCAGGGCCTGCACCACATGCGCGGTGCCGAAGGTGAGGTTTTCCGCGCCCTGCAGGACGTTGAAGATGGCATCCCCGAGGTTGTGGACGTCGAGGCTGTCGTTCACCGCGCCCCGTAGCGCGACCTCGACCCGGATCTTGGACAGCGCCACCTTCGGCTCATCGGTGGCGGCGTAGGCAGTCAAGGCGATGCACCGGTCCGGGCTGGTCGGGTAGAGGCCGAAGAACACGCCCGTCTCGCCCGCGACGTAGGGCGTGGACGGCCGGTAGGTGACGCCGATACCCGCGGCCGCGAGGTAGCCGGCGAGGCCGGTCAGGAGGTCACCGGTGAAGCTCATAGCTTGTCCCAGAGGACTTCGCCGGTCTTCTGGATGGCCGCCTCACCCCTCTCGACTATGCCGAGTTCGAGGAACCGGGCGCCGCCGCCGTGAGGGTGGGAGAAACTGAGGTGATCCTCGATCCAGCGGGCGTAAACCGACGTGTAGGTGATGGCCACGGTGTTCAGCCCGCCGCGATCCTTCTTCACCGACCCGGTCGCCGCGAGGACGCCAGACACCTTGGGAACCAACTCATCGGCCCGCGTGAGGATGATGTCAGCGCCCTCAGCCAGAGCGTCCTCGACGTTGGCGCGGACCCTGGCCAGAATGTCCTCGAGGTGGAGGTTGTTCTCCCACGTCATCGTCATGTCAGGTCGACCTCGCAATGGTCGGGCAGTCCGAGCGAGCCACCATCGCGGCGACGTACTGCCGTGACCTGGCAGGCGCGACCGTTGACCGCGACCCGGGACTCAGGGACGAACTTGGCGGCGTCGGTGAGCGCGGCGTAGAAGATCGACTTCTGCTCCAACTGCTCGCCGGACGAGGTCTGCACGCGCACGACGCCGTCGTCGAGGAAGCCCTTGACGTCGACCGCCGTCGCGTAGGTGTCACCGCCCGCGCCCGCGCCTGTGAACGTCGCCACGCTTGCCGTGTGGATGAAGAACACCGAGATGGCGCTCATGCGACGACGGGCGGCCACGGGTCGGGCAGCAGGTCGATGCTGAACGCACCGGAGCGGCCCGCGAGCCGGCGAAGGGTGGACTTGTCAGAGCGGGACAGGTACAGCCCGCCGATGCCTGTGGTCGAGCCCTGCGAGCCGTAGGCGATCTGTCCTGAGCCGAGGCCGACGGAGTGAGCAGAGGTGACGTTGTTGAACGCCCGCCCGGCCACACCGAGCACGACGGGTAGCGCCGTGGCGTCAAGGGTCGACCAGATGGTTTCGCACAACGCCTGCGACAAGGCGAGGATCTGGGTCGCACGGGCGCTGTCAATGGACGCGACACCCAAGTACACGCCGAGATCGGACGGAACGGCTATCGGTGTAGTCATGCCCGACTCCTCTCGACGTGTACCACTGGGTTGGGGTCAGGCGAACAGGCCGCGCATGACGCCGTGAGCCGCCTGGTTGCCGAACGCCAGGCCGATCTCGCCGTAGAGCTGGGTCTTGTCGGCGGACCCGGTCTTGGCCAACTCCTCCTCGAAGAGCACGCCCTTGTTGGGGATCGTCATGAACACCGGCTGAACCTGATCGAGCGACACGACTGCCAGTGCGTCGGAGGGCAGCGCTCGCTCGATCGCGACGTTCAGCGTGCCGAAGTCGGTCACGATCGTGTCGAGGGACATGCCGCCGACGTTGCGCGTGCCGAACAGCAAGTTCGCTGCCGTACCGGATGCGGCGTAAGCCTTGGACAGCGCGAGCTTCTGGCCCGAGGGCACGAAGAGCGTTGCGGTGCCCTGCTCGGTGATGCCACCGTTGTCGTACACCGACTGGAGCAGACCGTTGATGGCGTCCACCGTGGCGATGTTCGCGGCCTTGATGCCGTAGAACGACACGGTTGCGGTGCCGATGGTGATCGCTGAGCCGCCCTTGGTCGCAGAGACGTCGAACGTGGCGGTCGTGGAGATCGCCTGCACCCAGTAGTACCGGTTGGGCACGATCGTGGTCGCCACACCGACGTCGGTGAACACGACCTTGTCGTTCACGGCCAGGTCATGGGTGACGGTGATGTGGGTCGTCGCAGCGGACGCGCCCGTGTAGAGCGCGTGGCCCGTCGAGAGCACCTGCGCGTTGGACGTGCAGACATTCAGCAGGCCGTTCATGGCCCGCGCGGTCGCGTTGGTGGCCGGGTCGACGCGGACGCCGTTCCAGAAGCACCAGTTGACGTCCCGCTTGATCTGCTTCAGCGACTGGATGATCTGCCACTGGTGCTCGTTGACAACGGGGTTGCCAACGCTGCCGACACCCTGCGCGCTGTTGCCTGCGGCGCCCTGGTAGAACTGGTTGGTCGCAGCCTGCTTCGAGTAGGACGTGCTGATGGCCTCCTGGAAGATCTGGACGCGGTTCTGCGCGTTGGCGCGCACGCGGGCCTCAGCTGAGGGGGCGTCAGCGCCCTCAAGACGCGGCCGTGAAGCGGCGTCACGCAGGTCGTAAGTCTGCCACTCGATCGTGGTGTCGGTGACGCTGCCGGCACCGTTGAGCCCACCGGATGCGGAGAACAGCGGGGTGTCCTCCGGGGTGAGCGCCAGGAGCTGGCCGTGGTAGTTGGGTTCGTTGAACGTGGTTCCGATGGCGGTGATACCAGACATGGTGAGTCCCTTCTAGGACTTGGTTTTGAGACTCGCCGCGCGCTGCTCTTCGAGCGCGATGCTGAGTCCGATGTCGCCCGCCTTCATGGCGTCAGCGATCTGCTTTTTGAAGTCCGGCGCGCCGGATCCGCTGGCACTCGACCCCTGTGCGGGGTTCGGGGCAGGAGGACGCGGTGTGCCGGGTGCGGCGCCAAGCCGCGGGTTCGACGCGACGGCCGACGTGATCGCAGCCGTGACAGCCGCGGAGTCGGTGGGGTCGATGTCCTTGAGCGACGCCAGGAAGCTCGTTGAATCAAGCAGCGCGGACGGGTCCGCGATACTGCCGGCTGCCCGATAGACGGCGAGTTCAACTCGCGCCTGCCTTGCTTCTGCCGTTTGCGTGGTCAACTGCTCGGTGAGCTTGACCGGGTCGGGCGTCTCGTCCTTGTTCAGACCGAGAGCCTTGGCGATGGACGCGGTGAGTTCGGCCCGTGCGGCCTCAGCCGATGTGCTGAGTGCGGTCTCAGCGGCCTGTCGCTTCGCCCGTTCTGCCTTGAAGTCGTTTCGGATTGCCGCGACAACCTTCTGCGAGTGCTCATCAAGAGCGCTCTCATCGCGTTCTGCTGCCGCGACGGCGTCCGCCAGTAGCGCGGACGCCTGATCGTCGGTCACGCCCGCAGGCGATGCGGGGGCCTCAGGCGTGACGGGGGTTGGCTGTTCAGACATGAGTCCTCCAGGGACTTTGAGCGGTCACACCGAAGCCCCGGCACCAGACCGGGGCTTTCGACGCGTTGAGAGGGTGTTACTTCAGAGATCCGTCTGCGTTCCATGACGCCGGGATCTGGTCCATTCCGCCAAGAGCCTTGGCGCGTTTCATGATGAAGCGACGCACCGCGGCCTGACCGGCGGCGCCACCTTTGGCGCGGCCCACGGCCATGATCGCGTTGTGCATGTCGGCCATCGTCTTGATTGGGAATGCTCCGGTTCTCATGGCTTGGCCCTTTGCGGCCGCATCCTGCCGCTGTTGCGTGTCGTATGCCACTGCTGCCCCGTTTCCCGATAGAGTTCCCTATGTGAAGAGAAACCAACCGAACCCGAGCGACACGACTCGCGTATGCCGGGTTTGTGGCGTTGAGCGAGCAATCGGCGACTTCTACAAACGCAAGAACGGCTACCTACGATCCGAATGCCGTCGTTGTATTCGCACGAGAGTGGCCGTATACCATGCCCGCAATCCGCAGCGCTACGCAGATCTTGCGTGGGCGAAGCACCTTCGCGCATACGGCTTGACTCCGGCCGATTACGACGCGATCCTCGAATCACAGGGCGGCAGGTGCGCGCTGTGTGATCGTGATACCCCTCACAGATCCGGCATCCGGTTCCATACGGATCACTGCCACGAGACTGGGATGGTCCGCGGCATCCTTTGCATCCGATGCAATACGCTGCTCGGCCAGGTGGAGCAGGTTGGCTTGGATCGGATTCATTACTACCTGGAAAGTTTTCCGCTTAGGCTGATCTCGGATTAACCCTTCAGCAACTTGGTCAGCCGGGCCATCTGGCTCGTGCGATACGGGGAGTCCTTGAGGCCCTGCACGATGTTGAGCTGAAGCTCAGCCTGTGCG